GGTTCGGTTTTCCTCTTCAACGTGAACAACGACACCTCCTCCCTCCAAGCGATCCGCAAAGCAATCGAGACGTTCCAGAACGTCTGGGTTCCCGCCAACGGCGGCACCGAAACGGAGTTCGTCAGCCGGACCGGCAAGCGTTTGCTCTACTGCTACAATTCGGCGCTGGCGCGCCACGCTTACCTCGACCTCGGGTCGGACATGATCCTCACCGACGATGAAGCCTGCATCGCCCTCGGCCTCTACTGAATCAGGCGGGCGGCGGGGTCGGGAGACCGACCCCACGCTCGGCGTCCGCATCCTGCCGACCGACTTCTACTTTTTCGAGGTCCGGTGCGTCTGGGTGCCAGTCCCGCCGCATTGGGTCGGCGCGTGGTCGCGTCGGGTCGAGGATCGACTGCGCGACTGTCTGGGACGGGAGTTTTATTGACGGCGGGCAGGCGTGGAAAACGCGCCTGCTTTTTCCTCAAAAATAAGTCTTGCACAAGCCGACCGCTTCGGTTCTCTTACTCGCACGATGAACAACAACGACACCACGATCACCAACGAAGCCGTCCGCAAAATGATTCGCGAATGGCTGACGGGAGACGACGAGCGCGACGCCCAGCGCCTGCGCCGGAAGTTCCGCTCGATGCGGATGCCGATTGAGCAATGGCGACAAGTGATCGCCGAGACCAAGTCTCTATGAGCAACGAAACCAAAAATCCCGCCGCCGTCGCGCTCGGTCGCCTCGGCGGTCGGGTGCGCTCGGCGCGCAAGACCGAGGCAAACCGCCGCAACGGCAAGCTTGGCGGCAGGCCGAAGAAAGCGCAGCCGGTGGAAAAATGATTACCTTTAAACTTCACGAAGGCGATTGTCTTTCCTCGCTCAAGACTCTGCCCGATGAATCGGTAGCGTGTTGCGTAACGTCGCCGCCTTACTTTGGCCTGCGCGATTACGGACACGAAGGACAAATCGGGTTGGAAAGCACTCCTGACGCTTACGTTGCCAAGATCGTCGAGGTATTCCGCGAAGTTCGGCGTGTGCTCAAAAAGGATGGCACGTTGTGGCTGAACCTCGGTGACAGCTACGCAGGATCAGGAAGAGGTTTGATGGGCGATGGAACGCCGTCAGATCGAGGCGAGGCGAAGCAAGGAACTAATCGGGGAACCACCGTCGGAAGTTTTGTACACGTTGAAACAGGTTTGAAATCCAAAGACTTGATCGGGATTCCGTGGCGCGTGGCGTTTGCGTTGCAGGCTGATGGCTGGTGGCTACGGCAGGACATCATCTGGCATAAACCAAACCCCATGCCGGAAAGCGTTCGGGACCGTTGCACCAAAGCGCACGAGTACATTTTCCTCTTGAGCAAGTCGGCACATTATTGGTTCGACGCGGAGGCAATCTCGCAGCCGTTAGCAGAAGCAAGTGTTCAACGCTTGGCTCAACATAATCTCGGAAATCAAAAAGGAAGTGATCGCGTGCCGGGTAAAACCAACGGGAATATGAAAGCCGTCGGACCGCGTTTCGGAGGGAATAAATACGGAGACAATCAAACATCTCAACACCGAACGAAATCCGGCAACGAATGGGATGGTGGAAGCGGTCGAGCGAATCGTCGCAGCGTATGGAGCATAAATACGCAGGCTTACAAGGGCGCGCATTTCGCGACGTTTCCGAGTGAGATTCCGCGGTTGTGTATTATGGCGGGAACCAAGGGAGGCGATATCGTGCTTGATCCGTTCGGAGGAAGCGGAACAACCGGAGCCGTGGCGATTGAACTTGGACGCAGCGCAATTCTTTGCGAACTGAATCCTGATTTCGCTCAAATGATTCGAGAGCGTTGTTCGACGACGGTCGGATTTACATTTTAAGGCATGACCGAGGCCGAGCAGCTGCTCACCGCGTTCCGGCTCCCGCGGCCTGATCGCTCGCCGATTTACGACTGGGCGCGGAAGCACGTCGTTTTGCCGGAATCCTACGCGACGCCGGGGCCGTTCCACGCGAGGTTGACGCCTTGGCTCCTGCCGATCTTCGACGCCTTGCGCGACCCGCTCGTGCGGCGCGTTCACTTCCGCAAAGCCGTGCAGGTCGGCGGCACGCTCGTCGCGGACGTCTGGGTGCCGTGGATTCTCGTGAACGATCCGGGTCCGATCTCGTGGACGATGCAGACCGACGACATGGTCGAGCGTCATGCCAAGTCTCGGCTCAATCCGCTGCTCGAGCGGTGCAAGCCGGTCGCCGCGATGCTGCCTCGGCCGGGTCCGCATCGGACGACGACGGAGATTTATTTCGGCGGGTATTTCCTGACGTGCAACGCGGCGAACCTTTCGACGCAACAGTCGCAAAGCATCCGCTACAAAATCAACGACGAGATCTGGCTTCCGCGTTGGCAGGAGGTCTACGGTCACGCGGTCGCGCGAGTGTCGAAGTTCGAGGAGGTCGGGCGCTCGAAGATCTACAACGTGAGCCAAGCGCCGATCATGGACGCGGAGACCGGCAACGTCGAGGACACGAGCTTCCGATCCGGTCACGCGGCCGAGTGGTCGGTCGAATGTCCGGCGTGCAAGGGCGTTCATCCGGTCGCGTTCGCGATCCGTGGAGACAAGGGGCAGATCGCCGGCGGCGTCGTCTGGGACGCGAAAGCGCGCAGGGACGACGAGACGTGGGACGTTGGCCGCGTGGTCGAGACGGTGCGCTTCCGATGCCCACTTTGCCGGCACGAGTCCGAGGACTCGGACGCAACGCGCAACGCTTGGAAACGCACCGGCCGCTATGTCGCGACGAATGCCTCCGCGCCGGCTGACGTCCGCTCTTTCCGCGTCGAAGCGATTGTCTCGCGGCCGATGCGACTCCTCGCCGAAGAATGGGTCAACGCTTGCAACACGCTCGTGCGCGCCGGCGACGAGAACCCGACGATTGAGTTTCGCACGAAGCGCGAGGCGCGACCGTGGATCGTCGAGAAAAAGGTCGTCAACGTCTTCGCGCCGAAGTCCGGCTTCACTGTCGCGACCTACGCGGACGGATCCGCGATCCCGGACGAGGTCATCCGGTTCCTCGCGATTGACCGGCAGCAAGATCATTTCTGGGCCGAGGTCGGCGCGTTCTCAACGGCGCAGGGTCCGCGGTACCGACAACTCTGGTTCGGTCGGATCGACACCCGCGACCAGTTGCGCGAGTTGCAGATCCGCTACCGCGTGCCGGATGCGTGCGTGGCGCAGGACCGAGGCTACCGGCCGAGCGATGTCGACAAGGACTGCATGGACTTTGGCTGGCGAGGGATGCGCGGTTTCGCCCGCAAGACGTGGACGATGCGCGACGATGCGACCGGGCAGATGGTCAACTACCCGTTCAGCGATCCGCAGGTTTCGGACTACCGCGGCGGCGATGTCTATTTTTACAACTGGTCCGGCGACTGGTTTAAAGACATCTTGAGCCTCGCGCTCGAAGGCAAGGGCGACCTCAAGTGGGAACTGCCGGAGGACGTCAATCCGCTCTACCTCGAACATCTCAAGGGCGAGCATAAGGTTGAGATCCGGCCGGGCGTCTGGGAATGGCGCGAGACGAAGAGCAACGCTGCGAATCACGGACTTGATACAAGCGCGATGCTGCTTTGCATTGCGACCATCGCCGGCATCCTGCGGTACACGCCCAAAGCGGACGCGGTGTAAGATTTTTACGCCGTGCGCTAGGGCATGGCGATGGACAACCCGTTTTTGGGGATCGACACCGGCACGCTCGCGACTCTCAAGACCGAGACGATTGCGGCGATCCGGGCGTGCTTGCTCAACACGAGCTACTCGCTCAACGGGAAGAGCGTGACCCGCGCCGACCTCGGACGGCTGAACGAGATGCTCGGGCAGATCCAAGCCGCCATCGACGACGCGAACGGCGACACGGATACGGTCACTTTTGTCAGCTTTAACGGCAATTAATCATGGACGTCCCGCCGTTTGATTTTCGCAAAGTTCTACAAGCGCGGCCTTGGTACGAGCGCGCCATCGAGACGGTCGCGCCAAGCTACGCGCTCAAGCGCCTTGAGGCTAGAATCCAGCGGGAACTCTTCGCGTACAACGCGGCGATGACCGACCGTATCTACGCGCCGAAACAATGGGGACAACCTAGTGAAAGCACGCAGACGACGCGGGACAGAATCG